CAACGGCGGCTCATCAGTAGTCGGTGCGTATCAAATACGTACGGGCGAACCGTACGAAGTTCCGCTCTCTGGTTGGAGTGGTGGCACATGGGGTGCTGGTGTATGGGGTACAGGCGGTGTTTCTACTGAAGCTATACGTCTATGGAGCCAAGCTAACTTTGGTGAAGACCTAGTATTTGGCCCTCGTGGGGGCGATATTTTCTACTGGGATGCTACAAATGGGGTAAATACACGTGGTGTTTACTTGTCATCTCTTGGGGGTGCGTCTAACGTACCTGTTTCGCAGAATTTGATTTTAGTATCAGATATAAACCGTTTTGTGTTTTGTTTTGGTACTAATGATGTTGGTAGTGCTACAGTTGACCCAATGCTCATCCGTTGGTCTGATCAAGAAAATGTAGCACAGTGGACGCCAGCATCTACAAACCAAGCGGGGTCCTTGAGACTGTCACGGGGAACTGAGATAGTTGCGGCTAAACAAGCACGTCAAGAGGTCCTCGTTTGGACCAACTCTTCGCTGTATTCATTGCAGTACCAAGGTGCACCCGCTGTATGGGGCGCTCAGTTGGTTGGAGATAACATATCTATTGCTTCTCAAAACACTGTGGCTTTTGCTAGTGGTGTGGCTTTCTGGATGGGTAAAGATAAGTTCTATATGTACGATGGGCGTAGTCAACCTCTCCCATGCAACGTGCGTCGTTACGTGTTTGAAGACTTTAATACATTGCAGTATGACCAAGTATTTGCGGGTACAAACGAAGCATTTCACGAAGTATGGTGGTTTTACTGCTCTACAAATAGCGAGACAGTAGACAAATATGTGGTGTTTAATTACCTAGATCAAACGTGGTATTACGGTACTTTAGCCCGTACAGCATGGCTTGATTCTGGTCTGCGTGATTTCCCTCTAGCGGCTACGTACAGCTATAACCTTGTAAATCATGAGCAAGGCACAGATGACAACCAAACAGGTACCCCTGCACCAATTGCAGCAACAATTACCTCTGGGCAGTTTGATATAGATGACGGAGACAGGTTTGCGTTTGTATGGCGTATCATACCAGATGTCACATTTGAGGGGTCTACCGCCGCTTCTCCTAGCGCCACTATGACATTACTTCCTCTTGCTAACTCAGGATCGGGTTACAACAGTCCGTATTCCGAAGGAGGTAGTGCGACAGGTACGGTAACACGTACGGCTACAGTGCCTATTGAGCAATTTACAGGACAGGTAAATACGCGTGTACGTGGACGACAGATGTCGATAGAAATGGCATCTACCGATCTTGGAGTTAAATGGCAACTTGGGTCTCCTAGAGTAGACATGCGCCCCGACGGGAGGCGTTAATGGCTAATGACATTGAGCGTACAGAACCGCCTGCCTTACCTCTAGCGCCTGAAGAATACCAACGTCCGTTTATGGACCAAAATAGTAATGTTTTGCGGTTGTTCTTTAATCGGTTTATTAACTCGCTCAACAACCTATTTAGCACCGAAAGCGGGGGTAAGTTCTTATACATGCCTCGCGGTGCCTTTTATAGCACCCAAGACCAAACTGCTTCTAATGTTAATACAGGATATGCAGTTACGTTTAATAATACGGTGTATAGCAGTGGGGTTACGCTCTCTAACAATAGCCGAATAAACGTTCAAAATGCTGGCACTTACAAGTTTGATGTGACGCTACAACTAGAACATAATAATTCTAGTGAGACTCCTGTAACTGTATGGGAGCAGAAAAATGGCTCTGCAATAGCGTATTCGGGGCATATGTTTGATGTAAAAGGTAATGATGATTACGTTATACACTGGGGGTTTACTGTAGATTTAACCGCAGATGATTATATAGAGGTTTACTGGGCGACTGGGGACACACAGCTAAACTTGCATACAGAGGCGGCAACATCACCTCACCCCGGTGTGCCATCGGCCTCCATTGATATATCATTTGTTAGCAACTCATAGTGTGTGCTTGCCTAATGTAACGTACCGTCTATACTGGTTGGACCCTATAACAGGAGCGAACCATGACCTTTAATTTTTTAGAGTTGTTTAACGCTGTCGGCGCAGCGCAAAAAGTAGTCACTAAAGACTTCATCCCTGCCGAATCCCTTGAAACAGCTATAACTGAAGACGTGACAAATCTTGACAGTTTAGATGTAACATTAACTTTCTTTGTGCTTGGAGAGGCTTACGGCATCCCTGAAGACGAAGAACTCAATGAACAGTGGCCTTACGAAAGTGTGCAGTTGCTGAAAGAGTTCATCGAAGAACACAAAACGAAAGACCCAGAAGACGAGTTTGACTCGATTAACGCACTTGTGAAGGAGCTAGCATGATTTACATGACTCAGTGCCGCACAGCGTGCACAACCGATACTACTCTGATTGACGATATACCGTACCCCCAACATGCTCATATCTTGCCGAATACGTTTCGTAGAGCAAAGTCTGGGCTAAAGTACCCCCCACACGTGCTGATAGAAAGCCTCATTGATGACGAGTTGCGTAGCTATGTAGCTGACAACCCCGTCAAAGGTAAGACTGGATTTATCTTTGCCGCTGGTAATCAGGGCTGGATGGGCAACAACGGGCGGTATGACAAAAACCCTGATGCGCAACTGCATTACAAAGTCAAAGTACCGTTTATTGTGTTGACTAATATCTACGCAGGTCGGATTGCAAGTATGTTTGGCGTACACGATCACGTGTCAACAGACGCTAGTGCTTGCGCATCTAGCCTACATGTACTAATGAATATGCAAACATTGATGGATAACTACGGGTTTGATCGGGTTATTGTCTTTAGTGGTGAGGATAGTGTGAACAACCTTGTCCTAGAGTTTTTTGGTGAAGCGGGCGCTAGCTTGCAGTACAAGGACGAAGGAGAGCGCCAGCCCTCTGCGTTTGACGACAAGAACCAAGGATTTCATATTGGACAAGGCGCTGTAGTTGCTATATTTGAGAAAGAACACGCGGGTATGGCTGATCCTTTAGCTAAATTTGTCGGCGCGTATAGTTCCGCAGAGGACAGTACAAACCCTTTAGGGCAACGCGAAGACGGGTCGGGCTTTAGTAAAGCTATCGAAGGTGCATTATTTGTAGCCAAAGCACATCAAAATGATGTAAGGTTAGTTAAAACGCATGGAACTGGCACGCCAGTCAACAATGCTGCGGAAAAATCGGCACTCCTACGTTCTCTAAACGAGTTTGTAGCAACATCCTACAAACCACGTATTGGGCATACGATGGGTGCTAGCGGACTATTGGAGACTGGATTGTTGCTACGCGACCTAGAAAGCGGCTTTGTGCCGAAAATCCTAAATAGAACTCAGGATGATTCTGTGTTCTTGTCTTCTGACGCCCCCATCCCCGAGGGCCTAATGCTCAGCCTTGCCGCTGGCATGGGTAACATATACTCGGCTGCGTTGTTTTCACGGGAGGTGTAAAATGGAACTAGTTAATAGTAAGGAGAAATTGCTAAAGGGTCCTGAAATTGTTGCGCAGTCTGCGTATAACATGCCAGACCTGAAGTATCCAAAAGAAGTTGTACTAGCAGCAGTTGCCGCTGAGTTCACACTACCTCGAACCGATCTCGTGCAGATTGGTAATACTGTTTTTGTAGCCCATACGGGTAAGGGCAAGAATAAGAAAAAGATGGTAGGGCGAGCGTTTAACGTAGATACGGGCCGAAACTTTATTGTTAATGGCTTTAAGTATTTTACGTACTTACAGCAAAAAGGCATCACGCACTATACAACGGAGTTCTACGGACCTGTGTTTCTAAATGGCTTTAAGTTATTTAAGCGCCGCGCAGATCAGCAGGATACTGAGATTGCAATTGGTAAGTACAAAAATACCGATAAGTATGTGGTGTTCATGCGACTTGGTAAGAAGCCACTGATGCGAGGGTTGTAAATGAGTTTCATCGTTGACGCTGTAAAAGACGTAATAGACTGGGTTGCTGGTGCAATCGAGGATGTTGTTGATTTTGTTTTCGATGAAATTGTAGAACCTGTTGTTAGCTTTGTTGGCGACACTGTAGAAGCCTTACTCGATAATCCGATAGAGACAATCGCTAAAGTGGTGGCTATAGCAACGGGGAACGCGTGGGCTATACCGCTAATTGATGGCGCATCTGTTGCTGCTAATGGTGGAGACCTTGGTGACGTACTTAAAACTGTTGCGGTATCTTATGTATCACAAGCGATTGGTGGAGAAGTTGCTCAACACACCGCTCCATTTGTTGATGAGTTTATTGGCGAATCATTAAGTGCAGGTGTAAAAGAGTTAGCTGTATCAGCAATAACGCAAGGTACTGTTGGTGCTACGCAAGCTATCTTGTACGGGGAAGACCCGTTTGAAGCATTTGTTAGGGGTGGCGTTACCGCTGCGGTATCCGCAGGTTTAGGTAAAATCGGTGAACAAATGGGTTGGGAGATGGAAGTCACTGACCCTGATACAGGTCAAACAACTACCCGAGCTATACCTACCGTGGTCCAAAACATGGTTGGCGCTGCGTTAACAGCAGAACTCACTGGGCAAGAAATCACACCAGAACTAATGGCTAATGCGTTTACACGCAGCCTGATAACAACTCAGCTTGTACGAGACTACATTGTAACTAATCCTGACGTTGGCGACCGTGAAATAGGGTATATAACCGCTGCGTTTCAACGTACTGCGGCTGTAGCCTTGTCTGGTGGTACTGGAGAAGAAGCCGCCGCTCAAATTATGGGCGTTATATCTGCCTATGGTATGGAAGAACTACATGATGAGATTCGTGATTCTGGTATAGGAGATTTTGTTGGTGACACGCTAGACAGAATATCGGGGGATTATGCACGAGTAGAAGAGCTACGAGAGCAACTACTTGAAGTAGGTCCTCGACTCCAAGCAAATGGTGAAGAATACACAACAAAGTTTGCTGAATTAGAAGAAGCGTGGAACGCTTTTAATGATACTAGAGACCGTATTACCGTACTTCGGCAAGACATGAACGAATTTAATCCGAACAGTCAGATGTATCGGAATATGCAGGAGGAAATAGCGGAGTTAACGGCTGTTGGTGACACTGCACTTCAAGAGTATAACGCTCTTGTAGACGCGGGGTATATAGATCGTCTTAATGAACTTGCACCTTTAATTGAAGCAGACAACGCACTGTTGTTAGAAAACCAAGAGGCTTTAATTGAAGCGCAGAATGACTTACAACGTGAAGCTGATCGTTTAGATGGTGAGTTAACATCTGTATATGCGTCAACAGAGCAGTACCTAGTCAACGCTATGAATCCCGGTTTTAATGCCGACGAGTATGCGTACCTAAACAAATTGCCAGATGGCGTAGACCCATACACACACTTTCTAGCCGAAGGCCAACATAATGGCGCTTACACTAGCAACCTACAATACCAAGCAGCGTATAACGAAAGCCGTGATGTCATACTAAACGAAATTATGTTTGGTGGTTTTGGTATTAGAGAAAAC